CTGTGTTTATTCTAGGAACTTTTAACACATCAACGTCATTATGTTTTAATACTTCGGGTATCATATCCATCATATATGTTGTAGGCATCTCATCTGCGTCTATCTGAAATATGTAATCTCCTGTGCAATGTTTTGTTAGGTTATTTTTAAAATTTGCAAAGTGGTTATTTAGATCAAATGTTATATACTTAACATTACTTAACCCTTCACAATATTCTTTAACTTTAACATCAGGTAATCCTTTAACACTACCACGTGAATCTTGTTGTATAACAATTTCATCTTCCTCTCGTTTATGTTCTAGAAGAAGTGGAATTAGCTTTTGAATTTCTTCGAATTCATTACAGACGGTAATTGCGTAACTTATCTTCATATGTATATAATATAAAATTTATATCAAAAATCCTATACTTTTTGTAGTTTCGGCAATTCTAATTTAGGAAGTTTTAATTCTACATGTTTTGGAATAGATTCAATCCCAGTGTCAATAATTTCTAATACTTGATCATATCTTTTAGAAACAGCCGTTTCAGTAAAGTTACTATTAACAAAATATCGTTGTCTTTTTGATAACTCATTCCATTTCTTAGTATTCTTTAGTATATCAACAAACATTTTACTAGCATACCCATAATCAACTGTAAACCACTGTGCTTCTTTTAAAAGAAAATCATTTGCTGCAGATTCATGTATATTTGTCATTGTTCCTGGTAATGCACATATAAATTCTTTTTTCAAGAAGTCTGCTTGGCCAGAATAATGTGGAGCCATGATAGGTTTCCCCGTTGATGCAAATTCGAGTAACGGTCTTCCGAATCCTTCTGCCTTGGTAAATGATACCATTGCTTTAATCTTGGGATGATTATATAACGCATTCATTTCTGCATTAGTTAAATCTCCATGCAATAGGTATACTGGAGGTAGTTTGTGTACTTCATTCCCAAAAGTATTTCGTACTTGTTCTATCTTTTTTTCAATTTCCCAACGATCTGTTATGCTATATGTTGCACCACTAGTTTTCAATACCAATGCTGGTTGTGTAGATCTTTGTTTGTCTTTAAATGACTTAAAGAAACAATGCAATGCACCACTAATATTTTTTCGATCTTCTCCTAAATTACCTTGTAGCCAATGTCCGCACATTAAGAATGCATTCTTTTCTTTAATTGAATCTAATGCTGGTATTGATGTTGTTACGTTTTTATTGCTATATACAGTATCATCAAAATATTCTGAAATAACTTGAATATTTGTTGTTATAGGTTTGCCTGATTGTGCTGCGGTATCTTCAAATGTTTTCTTTGTGAATTCACTTGGTACAATTATTAATTGCATCTGATTGATTCGATCAATCCACTCCGGATTACAAACACTACCTTCGGTACCAGCAGTTACTCCTATATTATATTGACCAACTGCTTGAAACTCATTTGGTACTGTTATTTGTACCCAAATATCTGGTTTAGTCTGTAGTGGTAATCCGATAAATCGTTGTTTCCAATCACTTGATATAGGATATGTAAATGGTGTATTGCCCCATGGCATTGACAGTAGGTTAATTTCCCATTCTTTGCCTTTTTTGTCTATAAACTGTTTAATAACTTCTCGGGCATGGTGCCCATAACCAGATTGAGTTGCAACTGGTGATGATATAACTACTTTTCTCATTATGCTATTCCTATATTTTCGTATTGTTTTTCTTCTACTTTGTTAAATGTGTATCTTGGTCTTTGAATTGGTGACTCTAACAAGAAATCCATCATTTCAATCATTTTGTTACCCATTTGCTTGGAAGTTAATCCATTCTCTAAACAAAACTCTCTTCCTGCTAACCCAGCTGCTTTTCTCTGTTCTGGCTCAGTAATATACCAATCATATATTGCAGTTGCTACGTGTTCTGATTGAACTCGGTCGTCGAATATAAATGGAGTTGCTACAGATCCTTGTATTGATCTGTTACTAGGGAATATTGGCTTCACCCATACTCCATGATCTGCATATTTTGCTTTATGATTAGTTGGAAAATCTTGAGTGAATTCAATTAATTTCCCATGTTCATCTCTAAATCCACATTGATCCTGTAAACCACCAGTAACATTATTAATAATAGGTGTTCCAGATAATAATGCTTCGGTACTACTCAATCCCCATCCTTCATTGCTAGCTATATTAATTACTACATCTACTGAGTTATATACTGCGTTAAGATCTTGGATTGAGAGTTTTGCTTCAGAAAATACAATTTTACAATTTGGAGCAATGTGTTTTGCTACTGCTCTTAAGTCTGTTCCATTTGGGTCAACTGCAGATGTATGCATCAGTAACATTGTTTTAGATCGCTCCTCTTCTGGTAGCATATCATTAAACAATTTAAATGCTAATATTACATCTGCTGGTTGTTTTCTTCTAATATTTCGATTGTTCCAAAACACTACAAATTCAGCATCATTGTTTGTTTTTACTTGTTCTAATATTTTAACATATGCCGGATCATTGTCTGGAAGTGGTTTATATATATTATGATCTAATCCATGTGGTACATAACCAGTAATAATACCATTAGAATTAGAATTAGTTTTTGAATCATAATCATATACCCCAAATCCGTTTTGTTTAAGAACTTCTCTATGTATATTATCTGATTGTTTACTGATTCCCATAATCAAATCACAACTACCGTAATAAGGGGCGTTCCACATTGGATATGGTAGATCATCCCAAATTGAATAATATGCTATTGGGATTCCATATGTAGTTTTAATTTCATGTTCTAATGAATATAACCATGTCCAATATCTAGGATCTGTAAAGTGTAAAATTACATCTGGTTTTTCTTGATTAATTATAGAAAATAATACGTTTCGATCGCCATACCCCGTCCATGGAATAACTTTTACATCGGCATCAGCTACACCAGTTTCTTCTTGAATCTGTTTCGATACATCTTGTGCTTTACCATGCTCTGGATGTTGTAGTGCAGCTCCTAACTGTATCCAATCATAGTGATGTACTGTTTTTAAAATAATTTCGCGGCTGATAGTTCCGATGCCGCTAGGTAATCGAAAATCATCGGATAATAATAAAATTTTCTTTTTTGTAGATTTGTTGTTGTCTATTGTTTGTATTTTTGGTAACTCCATTTAAACTCCTTATAACTTTTATATAAATATCAACCTAGTAAAACTACCGGTTTATTTTGTTTATTAATATTACTATATGCTGTTTTTAGAAACGGATCCAGTGTGGATTCATTTGTCATGATAATCATATAATCACAATTCTGTGCGATAAGTTTCATTCTGTGGTGTAATTGACTAAAGTGATATGATTTGCCATAATATGTCTTTGGCATTGCTGAATATAGATTATATCCTGAATATGAAGGATTATATTCTTTATAGTTCATTCCAAATTCTAATGCATATTTTCTAATCATACTATTAGCACCACCAGACCCACCAGCTCCTATGATTACAACTTCATCGAATTTGCTTTTTAATCCTTGCAGCGTTTCTTGAACTTTACGGCGATTCTGCCAATTGTTATTTCCTATAACTGCAACGTTAGTCGTATTTTTCATATGCAAACTTAACTGTTTTTGGATAATGCTTATATGCTATGCGTAAACCGATTTCTAATAATTTTCTATTCTGTTTAGTGTTAGGCCCAGTAATATCAGTACACAAAGTATATTCGCACTTTGTATATCCAATACTATGTGATTTGTGTTTACTCAAAACAAAATCATATACATATACGTGTTTATGTTTATGTGGTTTATACATATACTATATAATATAAAAAACTATTCTCGAATCCTATTTTCTTTAGGACAATTTTCATAATCAGTTTTAAATGGACACCATTTGCAGTGTTTAGCTCCCTTACCAGCAAGTGCCAAATACTCTCTTTCCTTATTCTTATTTCCAGCGGCATCAAAACATGTTTCTACAAACTCATCGATTCGTTTCTGTACTTTTCTCTGTGTAACCGTACCCGATGCTGGTTGATGTTGTTGAATTCGTTTTTGAGGAAACATTGAATTCTCCATTAGCTTTCGCTTAACTATGAAAAACTCTACATTGATATTTTCTTTAGGAACACCATATTGTTCTGAGAAATATGTTTTATATGTAACTAATTGAGCTGACTTTAATGAGTCTGCTTTCTGATATTTATTCCAGCCCGTTCTGCTAGTTTTAATATCAAAAATTTCTATAGTATTAGTAGGCTTATGTCGTAACACTAAATCCATAAATCCATACCAATAAACTGATGAATTCTTTTGTGATGCTGGAGTACACAATTCCATTTCTATTCCTATCAACTCATAATCACGACTTGAAAAATATTGTCCTCTACGCTTTTTGAACCAATCTAATATAGCAATACCATCTTCATGATATTCTGCTAATTGTAATGGATTTGAAAAATGCTCACCGTTACGATCAGCAACACATTTACTATATTCAATTTTTAGATTTTCCATTAATAAGTTTGGTAAATCTATTGCATCTGCTTTCTTTACAGACTCAGTATACATAACCGTCAGAAAGTGTTGCAGTGTCTCATGAAATGCAGTTCCAAAGACAGTATCGATAGATGCCGTGAATGGTGCTAATCGATCAATATATGCTAACTTCCAATTCAATGGACATTTTTCATACATTGCCCATTGTGAATATGAAATTCTAGTTGGCACCGACTTTGGATCTCTTACTGCCAATCTATAAACCGGACTAATATAATTTACGTTTTCTTTACTCATCAGATCCATTTAATGTGAAACTAGTATTATATAATACACAATCTATTAATCCAGACATTCGATCATTAATCATCTCATAAAATTCATCACTGCGATCTACTTTCTCATCATCTAGTAATAGTAATTCTTCTTCGGTTGGTTCATATTCATCCCAATCATCACCAAATTTATTATATGATGCAGCACCAATAAAATTGAATCCTTCATCTTCCCAATCAATTAGCAGACTAGCATCTGGATCCATCTTTGAAACATGATCATAGATTCTTTCAAATAACCCATGTGCCGGATGCCATGCTGAATTTATGTTTAAATTAATTTCTAATTCGTCGATATCAATATCTTCAAAAGATATCCATTTTGCACCTAGTTTGTCAATATAATCGCTTCTTGTTTCTTCTACATCAGGACATATTATTTTAAAATACGCATCTTGTAGTTTTGTGATTCGTTGCCAATATGTAGTTACAGAGTCATCTACATCAGGACTATTCATCCATTTATCATATTGCAAAATATCAGATTCAAATTTACGACACGCTTTTTCATCTTCGAATCGGATATGAATATTAGTATAAACATGATTTGCCATATTACTTCTTTTATTATTAATATAAGAAAAATATTGCTAATAACCTAATTATTTAAACTCTTTAAGATATATATCAATTACGTCTTTAGTTTTATTTAGGTCTTGTTCAAAGTTACCTTTGTGTCGACAACGTACAATTCGTTTAAGAATATCAAATTCATATGCATTGAGTTCCCACTCTGTTGCAAATTTATATAGACTATCTTTGCCGATATAATGTTTTTGGGTATGTGTGAATGGTATTTCCTTTATACTCATTTTATTCCTTTCAATAATTTCTTCTTTTCTGTTTTATTATATCCATATAATGAAAGTATTCGATCACAACTGTCTTTATCTAATAATTCTAAATATTCAGTTACTTCAGATTTACTTACTTGATAATGCTCTGCAAATTGCTGTATTAGTTTAACATCATATTTGTCAGACTTTTTACCTTTTATGTATTTAGCAAATGCTTTATTACTTGGTAATAGATCATGATATAGTTTATATGTATCTCTTGGCTTTAATTGACCAATAGTATAACACTGAAGTTCATTGACTAAATCAGTTAACTCCATTCTCATTGATAGCCAACGATTCACAATAAATGGAGCAAACTTCTTCTGATCTGTCTCTGACCATTCTTCCCACTTTTTCTTTTTGCTAGTTATGCCGTTTATAAAATCAAATATACTTGCCATTATAATTTATATTTTTGTTTCCACTGTGCTTCAAAATTACTACCCATTCCCATTTCTAATATTATAGCATTTTCTGGGACTCCAACCAATTTTTTTGCAGTTAAAATATCATCAATACTCTTCTTTTTATATGTTTTCATCTTTACCCGAGCATTGCTACGATTTGATGTCTTAAACACAATAGTAATGTTACCTTTTAAAATCTTTTCTGCCATATATAAGTTATTTTGTTAATTCTAATTGATTCTCGTTAAATATATGTAATAGACCAAAATCATCCATTTCTCCTACGACTCGAATGTCTCCCTTAATTGTAGTAAACACTGATACTATAGTACATGGAAAATCATATCCTTTGGGTTTTATAGCTTTATCGCCAATTTTAAATTTACTTGTCATTTTTCTTTATTTTTACTGGTTGAAATTCTTCTGGTATAGCACCACAGTCATCACATCTGAATACGGGTACTGGTACCATGGTATCTTTGTCTTGTCCTGTTAAGAATTTTGAAACTTTATTAATTGCCATTACCTGACGAAAATACATTCCTCCGCACTCTTTGCATATAACAGGCTGCATATCGGTTGGCTTAATATTTGGATTGAGTTGATTCATTACTACTTCTCTTATAATTCATTCATAATATTAACAAACATCGCCATTATGTTTATTTCTTTATCCACTACAGTTGCATCTTTAAATTGAGCTTCTGCGATAATTAATATCATTGCAGCAATATGTCCCGTAGCAAACTCGTCTAGATTGTCATATAAAAATGTATATAATGGTGTAAAGTCCTTAACTTTACTATCTGCAATACATTGTCTTACTTTATTAAATGTTGCTTTTTTGTCTTTAGCATTTTTAAGCATTTCTAATACTTCAGTCATATAGTTTGCTTGTATAGCACTTGCTCTGTCTAATTGCAATGTACCGTCGACTACTGATGCTTGAGCTGCATTAATTGCTCTTCGAATATCTGGATATGACGCATTAATAATTGCTGCAATATCCTGAACATCATATGACACGTTTTTTTCATCTAATACAGTAACCAATCGCTTTGCTACATCCGTTTTATTCGGTGGTGTGATTGCAAATGTTTGACATCTACTCTGAATTGGATCTATAATCTTTTCTACATAATTACATGTTAATATAAATCGTGTAGTCTTACTATATGTTTCCATTAAGTTTCTAAGAGCTGCTTGAGCATTTGGAGTTAAGTAGTCTGCTTCATCTAATATAACAATCTTCCAACGTTTAAATCCTACAGTTGACGCATATCGTTTAATCTTATCTCTTACAGCGTCAACAGAGTTTTCATCAGACGCATTAATATACATCATATCTGCTTCAACGCTATTAGCAATAATCTTTGCTAATGTAGTCTTACCAGTACCAGCTGGTCCAAAGAATAATAAATGCGGAACATCTCCATTCTTAATAAATATTTTAACTTTGTCGATAATATGCTCATTACCAATATACCCATCCATTGTATCTGGGCGGAAGGATTCTACCCATAATGTATTTTCTGTTACTCCAAACATAATTTATTGTTTTCCCGTTGAACCAAATCCTCCTTTACCCCTATCAGTGTCTGATAATACTAATACCGAGTTCCATTCTATTTGTTCAACTTTATTTAATACTAGCTGACCTATTCTATCTCCCTTTTCTATAGTAGCAGATGTCTTTCCGTGGTTAATTAAAATTACCCCTATTTCACCCCTATAATCGGCATCTATAGTTCCTGGACTATTTAATACAGTTAACTTCTTTTTAAATGCTAATCCGCTTCTGGGTCGTACTTGTATTTCATATCCAATTGGAATTTCTACAAATAATCCAGTTTTAATTAATACACTACTACCAGGATAGATTATTTCACTATGAGTTGCCCTCACATCACATCCAGCACTACCTATTGTTTCATAGATAGGTAAATCATTATCTGATTTATTTATTACTCTAACTTCCATACTTAGTTTTGTAATTGAACTAGCCAGTAATTAGATTCGAAATCAACACCATTAAAATCAATTCTAGACAATCCTTGGCTCGATACATGCATTGTCCCTTTGTCGCCTTTATTTGCTACCAATACTTCTTTTAATTTGTCTGCAGAGAAACAAATTGGTTCTAAATCTGCAACATCTGACTTTCCAACTTCAAATGTAATATTATCTGAATTAACGGTTGAATAATTGATAATAAATTTAATATCTCCGTTTATTACTTGTACTGCAAAATTCTTTGCATCAGGCAACGCATTTTTTGCTTTGATAAATTTACTCATAAATGCATCATCAATAGGCAATGTTACTTCATATGGTGGTTCTGCGTTAATTGTAGGAACTGCTGGAATAACGGTTGTATCTGCCAACATAAAAGTTGCTTTTGTACTACCTTCGCTAATTTTCATTGCATAATTTTTACCTGCAGAATCTTGTACGTCAATATTGATATTCTCACCAACAGCTGATAACATTTTTATTAATGATCCGGTATGATTAATACCTAATTCGCCTTTCATAAAAGGAGTTGTATTCCATTGAAGCTTTCCTACAACAGTTTGATCCATATCGATAAGTTCACAACCTACCCCATTATCATTTTCTTTTAATATTACCGCTTCGCAATTACCAGCAAGATAATATCGATTGATAAATGATTGTAATTTACTTTTTTCCATTATATAACCTATTTAAAATTTAAAAAATTTATTGAATTGTTTAACATCAGTAGTTGATATACTATCACCACCAAACTTTTTATATGTCTTTTTATATGTCGAGTATACATTCATTGCATTGTCTGGATCTTCGAACATTTCGTGTAATGACAATATAACATTGAATAATTCTTTTGGAATTGCTGTTTCTAACAACTCAACATGATTATTTGTTAACTTATTAATATCTTTAACAATTTCACAATATAAATGCGTATTATGAACTACCATTCTCGGCATACCTTCTTGAGAGTATCTATCTAATCCAGAATCAGTCTTTCCACCTAGATATTCATATGTAAAATCATTACATGCCGGACATCCCATACTACACGGTACCTTTTTAGTTTTATCTATAGATATCTCACCATCCTTTCCTTGTTTAACGTGAGTCTTTCTACGATACTCAGCATTTTTTGGGAAATACAATTCAGTGAATGTCTGTGTCTTATAGTTACCAGAATGAAGATATGTTCCAAATACTGGATATTGTCCTGGAGATGATGAATCACTCATCAATTGAATTCTGTTATTAGTTAATTTATTTAACAGTTCTTGTAATGTTGCTAATATAAAAAAGTCTGATATTTTACTTATTCCTAGTAAGTGAACATATTCTACATGACTCTTTTCAAATTCTCTTTCTTGAAGCATTAAAGCAATAACATACATGAAGTCTACTAATTTCTTAGGACCTCCGATACACCATCCTTTAAAATCAAAATCTTTAAACTTATGATACCATTCTTTATACTCTTCACTAAAAGTACCTTGAATAACATTTAAGAATTTTGTCTTTCCACTTTGATGTTTTTCAAACCATTTAAAATTGTCAAATGATATATCCATTGAGTCTTGAAATCTATTTTCAAATGTAACTCGGGGCGGTATATCTAAGTTTGCAGCAACATCACTATTAGCTTCTAACCAATGAAATATTTTTTCTCGAATTGTGCTATCCCACTTTAAAGCACCAGTTGCAATCTGGAATCCTCCTGAATCTCCAAATACAAATGTACCGTCGTCTAATCCCAACTGATCACGAAAGTCCATTTTCTTGTAATGATGACCGGCAGTTACTAGAAAGTATGGATGTCTCCATTTTTCCGGATACTCTTTTGAGAAAAACCTCATTGATGTCCCATCTTCGAACTTAGTATTCTTTTTAAATGCAGAAACCATTGATCCTGCAGATAATGATGGTATATATAAAAACTCTTTTCTATCCATTTTGTTCCTGTTTTAATAAATGTTTACAATATTCTCTTTCATGCCAAACGCATATTTCTTTATCATAATCATTTGCAATAATATATCCTTCCATTTGGCGGCCCAAGTCTGAAGTATCAACAATATCATAATGTGTTTTGATATTTTCTAATACATCATGTATTGTATCGATTGCTGACTGTACATCAAATGGTTTATACATTCTATCACTATCTACAAATTCAGGAAATGATCTAAAATTTGGATATACAATATCTGCTCCAAATGCTGTTGCTTCAATTACCGTCCATGACACATAGTCTTGCAATGCTGAATTAAATTGTATTTTGCATGTAGCTAACTCTGTATAATATTCTTCCTTTGTCAGACCATTTAGTAATTTAAATCTAGGTTCTTCTTCTGCTAGTTTATTTAATGCATCAATTGCTCCTGGTAGCATGGATCTAAACTCTTTACCAGATGTGGTTACGTGCCATTCAAAGTCTGGTTTTTGTTTTAGAAACTCTTTTGCTACTTCCATCATGAAGAACGGATTCTTTTCTTTATCGAGCCTAGATGAGTACACAACAACATCTTTTTTATCCAAAGAATTATATCCTGGTAGTTTTGATAATGTTGCTTGTTTATGAATTGGCAATGATACAACATGTATTGGTGCTGTAAACCCAGCTTCTCTCAATTGTTCTTTATGCACCGTAGACCCAATAAAAATTCCTGTCATTCGTTTATCTAAACCTAACTCAAAGCCACGCATCCAGTTTCTCATCGGATATGTAAAATCATATTCATCAACACTCTGAGCATGTAGCATAGAATAAATCTTAAGATCAATTCCATATAAATCAATTGCATATAATATAGACTCAATTCCCGGATGCCAATAGTCTTGCAGAAATATAATATCTCCATCTTTTACTTCATCGCGATTCAACATATCTAAGAAATTAGCACATTGACTCATTGCAAATTTACCTCTACCGACTGCATCTAATACTGCTCCAATTTTAATTTGCTGATCAGGATCAAACTCTCCTTCTACATCAATAAACTCTAATTCATTAGCATACGGCTCAAATGTTGCCGGCATCCATTCTTTTGATAGCTGATACGTGTATCTAGCTTTTAGTGGCTCTAAGCCAAAATAAAATAATTTTCTCATCTTTCTACTATTGCTCCATTTTCCCAATCTTCCCATACTTCTACTTTGTATAGATTGGTATTATTATCTAAAATCCATTCTCCAATGTCTTCGCAACTCATTCTACCAAATTCTAATATATTACCTCCAAAATTAGTTCGTAATTGTTTTTTAATTCGACGTTGCATTAAAATAAATTCTTCATCTCTGTCTGTGTGTGTTACTTTTGCATAACACTTAAATCCAAATTGATGCCGATGCCTGTCAGACAAAAACGATACTTCTGGAAATATTTCTTTAGCTTCGGGCCAATTATGAAATCCTTCAATGCTAAACGTTACTACTACTGAGTACTTCATTTGCTATTAACTTTTTAAATTTAGTTGTAGACCATCCATGATCTCTATTAATATAATGTATTGGGATATTTAGATCTTTACCTGTAAACTCTTTATCTTTATAATCGTCTCCTAAAAATCTCACTTTAATTTGAGCTTGTCGATCGGCGATTATATTGTATAATTCGGCTTCAGTGGTATATGTAAGTACATCATCGATCTGCTCAAAGCATTTTAACATTTCAACACGATCTTGTACATTTAGAATCGGCTTCAATTTATGAGGCCTTTCAATAGACGGATCAGTATGTAATAATACTATAAATTTATCACAATTAGATTTACATTCTTTAAACATTGCAATATACCCTGGGTGTATTACGTCAAAATTACCTGCAATTATACCAATATCCATCATAGCTCTTCGTCGAATTTATAGTTGCTAGGTTTAATTTCCATCATATTGCATTTAGTTACTTGATGAACCCGATACCAACCAGCATCTACACTAAATGTATCGGTGTCTTTAAGAACTTGTAATGCTTTATCTTGTATTCTATATATAATGTGGCATCTATTAATTAGATCAGGCGGTATACGTGTTATAGTTTCTGTATTTGCTTCTATAGTAATAGCACAATTACTTGTATCTAATATCCAACGAATTGTTTCCAATTGTTTAGTTCCTACAAAACATTCTAACATGTATTCTATGGTAAAATAATAATGAGGATATTCGTTAACATTAGATACGTTTAGTCCATATTTTTTATCGTCATCTAACTCTCTTACGAAGAATGTCATGATATCAGAATATCTACCTTCAACTTCTAAACCACGCCATTGTTTTTTGCCGTACATATATAACTTTTTTATTTATTATAGGAAATATTATAACTATAACCAAATTAAACAGTAAAAAAGTGCTAACATTTTATGTTAACACTTTATGTATTTATTATTTTTCCCGCGGCGGGTACCCGCCCCAAACATAGTTCTTTATATTGTTTTTATTAATTTTATTATTTCTAAGTGCATCAAATACATCAAAGAACATCTCAATTAATGTTTTTTGCCCTTTAGACAAATTGAGCGGTTCTGCTTCAAATCCTTTATCTAACAAATTTGTTATTTCATCTCCCGGAAATGCAGTATCGTAATATGAAACTCCATCTTGATTAATTTGCATGTTTTCCATTTTTCTAAATATAGCTTTTTGACTGTCAGAAAGACTTTCCCACATTGTAACAGCCTCACTAAAATCAGAAACAAACTCTGCTTCTAAAGATCCCTGTTCATTCAAATTTTTAGTGCCAAATCTACGCATGTTTTCATAAAGAATGTTTTTTAATTTTGTTCCCATTTTTATTATACCTTTACATTTTAATTATAAATATAACAAAAAAAAAAATAATTAAAAATTAAAGAATTTACCCATATTATTATTTTCTGGTAATTTACCCCAATTCATTGCTGCGTAAAAATCATCTATCTTTCCTTGCAAATCACGCTCAAACATTTTATCTCTATCAATATACATGTTAACAAAATCTACTAACTCTTTAGGATCTTCATATCCACGCAATGCCATGGTATCAAACCCATATGGATTATTTTTGAGATACCCCCACTTTACTTTTTCTCCATTTGTAATATCAGTTACATCTGTATTTAATTGTGTTAACATATCGTTAAAATTAATTGCTGATTTAACGTGAGCTGGAGTACCTGACATATATCCGGTAAATGGTTTACGATTTTTAATGTATTTAGATACCTCTTTGACTCCGGAGTTCTTCATTACATTGAGAACATCTGATTTTTGTATAGACGATTTAAATTCAAATATAACATCAGACGTTTCTGTTTTACTTTTTTCTTTAAGTACACACCATAATGTTTCCTTCATGATCTTTTTGAAATCAGTCGGAAAACTAGATCGAACTACGTCTAATCCTTTGATATCCATTTTATTAGTTGGTTTACCCTCTTTGAATATTACCCATTGAGCATAACGCTTTTTAGCAATCCAAAGACCAGACTTTGCTACATATTCTTGTTTAATTTGGAATCTATGATCGTTTGTATTATGAAATGCAACAGCATATTGATCATACATTGCATTTACATATTTTTGTATTTCTGACGCAATCTCATTAGTTTTATCAATCATGAATTGCTCGTCTGTTTCATCAAAACCAGGATATCGTTTTTCTATTAATGGTAACGAACTAACAAACGTAGAATCTGTATCAGTATAAAAAGAAAATTCTGCTTTATTTCCATTTGCATTTATAAAATAATCTTTACCATTTTCTTTTTCGTAATATTTGTTAATTACTTTTGCTGAAAATTTAATTACACTTTGACCAGTTGCTGTAATTGCACCCGCATTGTCTAGATCATGAAATCTAAATGTCTTCAATCCTAATACCCCATAGAATGAATTAAGCAAAACCTTTTGTGTCAATTGTAAGGCATCATAAAATTTATAATCTTCAGACCCAACTTCATATTCATCTCGTTTATTCTTAAAGGTAACACGCTCATTAAACCACTTTTCTAGAATAGCTGGGAGAAATCCTTTTCTAGAAGTATCATAGACTGCTCCGTTACTTGCAACAGTATATTTATTGTTAGATAACCACTGCTTTACGTCTGGTATTGTATTTGGGTTATTATGAATACTAACTTCTTGACTTTTAGGGCTTAGTAGGCATTCTTCGTCCCAATTATTAATAACACCAATTTTAGTTTCTGGAGATATATTGAGACTCATAATGATACTAGGATATAGTGAAGTTAAATCTAAATCATATATCCATTTGTATAATCCTGGAATAGGAGGCATTACATATGCTCCCGCAAGTGCATCTTGTCGTTCTTCTTCTATAAATCGAAATTGTTTATTTGGTGCTACAAATCCGTTTCTTTTTAGATCTACAATTGCAGCTCCATCTAGATATTTAGATGCATAATATACATCTTCATATGGAACATGTCCTTTATGGCAAATAGTTCTAGCTAAATTAATAAGTTGTAATTTTTCATCTAATTCATATACCAAATCAACATCGGTCATATTATAATAAGCAAATTTATGGATATCTTGCTCAAATAAATCATCTAAATCACCATCATATTCAACTTTACCCTTACCGAGCTCAGTCTTACCAACCGTATCTAATCTATAATTGGGAAGTTCTGTATATGTAAAGTTTTTGTATAATTTAATATAATCTAAACTAGACACACCGAATATCTTCCACTTTTTACTTTTAGGATTTTGTGTAACTATTCCAGCTGGAGAAAATTTCTTTATAGACTGATTACCTAATACCTTTTTACATCTGCCTAATAGGTATGGAATATCATAGCCGTCGGTATTCCAACCAGTTATAACCGTTGGTTGAATCTCAGCAAATGCGTTAATGAATCTTGTAAGCAAATCACGTTCACTTCGGAATATTTCCAACACATAGTTATCGCCTTCTATAACTGATTCTTTAATGCGATTACGTTCATCTAATATTAGAACTCTACGGTCATTACCAGCTTTGTCATAATATGCAATCGATGTTATAGCAGTTCGGACGTCGTCAATAGTACTATATCCATTTTCGTCTTTTGCTGTTTCTATATCAAAATAAAAATCTCTATGCCCTTTTGAAACATCATCATTTTCATAATATAGATCTATCAATGTACGAACTTCTTCATTTAAGTCAGATTCATATGCCTTTGGATTATCTCGATGATTGCCTGGAACTCTATCTAATCGTACTCCGTCTAATGTTTGATATTGTCCATTTTCATTTGGTAAGTACCCATATGGCTTAAATGGAAACTTTTGATGACCTAATTCGTCGTCCCACACGTGCATTATACCACCACGTTTATCATAACCGATTGCTTGATATGCCATTTACTTTTCTTGCGTTTTGCATACGTTCCATATGCCGTAAATATTAATTGTAATAATGATAAAACTTAACATCATATGACTTATATTATATATAAAAAAATCATATGTTACCCAACCTATATCACCAACTATCCATGTTATCATAGCATATTTAGTTAATTTCTGAGCGTTGAGTATGTAACCGGCTAAGACTAATAATGTGCTAACCCATCCTAGAATTTCAATCATTGACTACTGCAATTTCTGATTCTCTTACCAACATAAAGTGTTCATCGTCTAACACGATTTCTTTGTTTTCACCTAAGTTAGATTTATATACATATACATTATCATTAACCTTTACAGTCATCGGAATACGAGCTCCAGTTTGAGTAAATAAACCATCACCGGTTGCAACTACTGTTCCTAATACAAATGCCATGTCTCTATCAACTAGAATGATACCTGACTTAGTCTTTTCTGTCTTTTTTTCTACTTTTAGCAATACTTGATCACCCATTGGTTTCCAATTCATAACTTGTTCTTCTTTTTTATTAGTATAAACTTTATTTTTAAATTTTCATATGTTGTCGTGCTATACCAGTACATTATAATCCTTGTATATTAGCAATAGTGACATTATTTCCTACTAGCCTCGAAACTTCTTGACCTTGTGCATTAATTTTTATAAAACACGGAATATTTCTGACGTTATATTGATTAGCAATTTGCATATCATTGTCAATATTAATTGTTCGGAATGGAACAGTTAACTTATTTAGTTGCGGCTTTAATAATTTACATGGCCCACACCATGGTGCTGTAAAATATAGTAATTGACTCATTATACTCCTCGTTTTGTATCATATGCAATAATATGGTCTCTTCCGGTCATGTTATAACCGTGTTCTGCACACATCTCAAATACAATTGGATACATTTTAATTAATTCAGTTCTCGTGTCGCCGGCTGGCATTATATATGTTTTGTCTTTAGGTATTGCTAACATTACCCGGAAATCTTCAATTTCCTTTAAACTTTCATCTGTACCATCCCAAACTGGTTTATAGTGATAATCAGTATGGTATCCTATACTTTTTCTAATAGCATCATAATTTAATCTAAATTTATTATGTTGCTTTACCATTCGCTCGTCCGTGATGCTACCACCAGGGGTTTCCACTCCAACAACAGGGACTGAATTCTCAAATTTAGGAGATATCGAGAGCAAACCAATAGGATAATCAGTTTCAAGATAATGCGATCCTTCTGTCTCGATAGTAATAAGTATATTTCTTTCATTTGCAAAGTGTGTTAATTCATTTACTAGTGCTGGGTGCATTGTCGGTGATCCGCCTGTTAACATCATTTCCTTGATATGTGGATTCTTATCATATATATCAACAATATCATTAAAAGTAAATGTACCTTTCTCTGGGTGTATACTTGTATACCAAGAATCGCACCAACCACCTTCTCCAAAGTAACATCGATGGGTACATCCGGTAGTTCTTATTGCAATAGTAGGTCTTCCAAATCTACTTCCTTCACTTTGTACACAACGGTAAACTTCTAGTATAGGTAATACTTTGTTATAATCTTCTATTCTTTTCATTTTTTTAATATTGGTATTTGTCAATAATTCTGACATTACTATAGGTAACATTGTTTATTGTTCGTAACTAGCTGAATTTCGTTCATGCTCATATACTTCTACCTTTGAAGCTTTAACACGACCTGATGTTTCTTCGTTTAGAAACTCATTTATAATCTTATATAAAAATTCAGCAAATCGTTCACAACCAGTCTCATCGAGTATTCTGAGTTGTATAATACCTTGAGCATCCATCATTCTAAATGAATCTAATTCCGGATCGTCGTTTGCTATGATAACCGTATGATCGAGTAACCACGCAAAATATTCTTTTGGGGACATTCCATCTATTTTAGATTTAGCTCGTTTCATACCACCGAAATCAAATACCCAATTTCGATGATCTAAGTCGCCCTCGAACCATACTCGAAATGATACAGCATATCCGTGTAGATAACTACAATGAGTACCAGTTGCTTTCCATTGTCGGAAACAAGTTGAGTATCCGTCAAATAATTTTGTTGATGTAAATTTAACCATTATATCCTTTTACAAATTCATAATATTCTGATCTAGTTGCAGCATCATCCTTAAATGCTCCAGTTAATTTGCTAGTCTTCATTGAAGCACCGCCATGTTTAACACCTCTACATGATACACAATTATGTGTAGCATCAATCATAACTGCAACTCCGTTATTGTCGTTAATAATAGTATCAATTGAATTGTGTATTGCGACAGTTAATTGTTCTTGAATAGCACCACGCCTAGCAAAATGTTCTACTAATCTATTTAATTTAGATAGACCAATTACATTGCTATCGCTGCCTGGTATATATGCTACATGAACTTTGCCCATAATAGTTTGATGATGATGTGAACACATACTTGTTAATGGAATCCCACCTTCAAATACCATACCGTCATATCCATCACTAGGAAATGCAGTAATATTCGGAGCTCCGTTATATCGTCCTGACCATAAATCATTTACATATGCTTTAGCTACACGTCGGGGAGTATCATTTGAGTTCGGATCATCTCTCCAATTACACTTTAAAGCATCTAAGAATTCACCAAATGCTTTAGCTGCATCTTCAATCATTTTAGCTTTTTCTTTATCGGTCATTGGACCGCCTGGCGCCACACCATTAGCAAATCCTTCTCGAACTAATTCTATAGTTTTATTTGTTGTCATATAACCTTACTAGTTTTTTATTACTATTATATTAATATAATAATATATTTTATTTAATTTTCAAAGTTTTATATAAACTTAATCCACGAAAATATATGTCCTGGTAAATTTTCTTGTAAATATGGTTTTGTAAACTCTAGTGCCGTAATATCCACTATAATATCTTCGATATTCATTATAT